CAACTGGGCCGACAAGTCTTTGTAGAGCCTTGCGTTGATCTTCACGTCTTCGTTGCATCGGTGTGCATACTCCTCTGGTGTCAGGTTGTTCCAGTCCTTGATCTGCGGCTTAGGAATGCCGTAGTCTTCTCCGTAGCCCTCAAGCCCATGACGCAGGCGATCATGGTTCAGATACCAAGACAGAGCCAGTGTGTCCACCAGCTTAGCCTCCACCTTGATACCGAGCAGCTTTTCCACTACGGGGATGTCGAACCGGATGATGTTGTGACCTACCAAGGTGTCTGCCTGAGTGAGCAACACAGCCATCTGGAACTCATCATGCGTATGATGGACTACACCATCCTTGCCCATCCAAGAGAGGACGTGGATTTTGGTGGCCTCTTCTAGGAGGCCGTCAGTCTCTATGTCAAATACTACCATCTTTAACTCCTACAGGAACTAATAGTGTTCTTCCCCGACCTTTTCTCGGCCAAGGCTAAGTAATCCAGAAAGCGTTGAGGAAGACCCCGCTTAACGCAAGAGTCATAATCATCCCCTGCTAAACCCAAAGTCTTGTTGCAACTGCGGCAAATGAACCCCCTAAAGCTGCCCGTTTCGTGGCAATGATCTAAGTCAAGTCCAGTAGCTTTGCCACAACACTCACAGTTGCTTGGTTTGAACCGATTGAAACCCTCTTTTAACCTTGCCTTAACCTGCTCTCGGTTAGAGTAACAGGGCTTACAAGCATTGTACCGCCCGTCTGCATTGAAGGGATGCTTGTAGAAATCAAAGAGGTCTTTACTCTCTCCACAAAGGTTGCACGTCTTCATCACGCAAGCTCCTTAAGAATGAATGTCTTTGGATCGAAGCGCATTCTACCAGCATGACCCACCTCAGCGCAAGGTCTATTTTTCTCTACGGTCAAGAAAGTTGTGTTGCGGTCATCCTCTTCCTCTGCCTCTTTGTTACGGCTGAGGTTGACGATGACAGAGGCTCGCTGTGCAATCATCTTACAATACTTAGGGTCGCCATTGTCGTTGGTGTGGGCAATGGTGACAATGCCTACGTTAAGCTCTGCTGCCAGCTTGGACAGACGGACAGACAGGTCAGCAAGGATTTGCTCTTTGCCGTCTTCTGTCAGGCCAGCTACAACATCTTGGATAGGCTCAAAGAAGATGAAGCTACAGCCACAAGCCTCACGGAAGAAGCGGATTTGCTCGATAAGCTCATCAGCACCCTGACCATCAGGAAGGTAGAACTGATAGAAGTTCTCATCCTTGGTAAGGTCCACAATGGCTTCTTCTACCAGAGGGGCTGTATCCTCATCAATCAGATCACGTCGAGTGACGTTGCCGCCCATATGGTAAGACACCAGACCGAGAAGGGAACGCAGCTTGGTTTCCTCAAGGTGCCAAGTCGCAAAGGGAACCTTGCGCTGCAACAGATTGTATTCAAGGTAACGCATTACCTCAGTCTTGCCTACGCCAGTGGGAGCCTTGATGACCGTGAAGTGACCCTGCATCAGGCCCATGATCTTGTCGTCAAGCGCTTGGATACCAGTGGGGACATACTGGTGTTCAGGGGTATCCCGGTACAGGCTAAGGAACTGATCGCTGGTGTTCAGGATGTTCTCTGGTACGAACTTCTTTGCACCATACCATGCGTTCTTGAATGCCTGTGCCTGACCAGCCTGAAGGAACTCATTGGCATCCTTGTACTTGTCATGCGGTACACGGTAGACCTTGTTGGGGAACAGGTTGGACATCTTTGCAGCAATGGCATTGCCAGCCTCATCAGTGTCCACAGACAAGACGATCTTCTCAAAGCTGTCCAGCCATGAGCTACACTTCTCCCACAGAGCCTTGGAAGGGGTAGCAGAAGGCAGTGAGACTACAGGGTTGGTGTAGTTGCCCTTGAGCATCTGATAGGCAGACATAGCATCTACCTCACCTTCGGTCACAGTAACAAACCGAGCAGAGCCTGCATTCCACAGGTTCATGCCGAACAACTCATCTGCTCGTAAGCCTTCAGTGCTGAATGCCTTCGGGTAGTACCGAATCTTTTTCCCACCGGAGGGGTAGACATACTCTTGCTTCACAGGACCATCAGCATCTGAGTAGGTCTTGACGCCGTAGAACTCCATAGTCTGTTGGCTAATACCACGTTCTGCTACAAAGTTACCACTACCATTCTGTAGGCTGGTAGCTGGCCGGATGTTCTTTGGGACGTAGTTCATATCGTTGTTCCTTTCTTTCAGTGGGTACTTAGCAAGCACTTCCTCTGAGTACCGCTTACCCTTAGCAGGATAGCCTGTACCACAACTGAAGCATTTACCATAACCGTTTGTGTTGTAGCTAAAGGCATCAGTGCTATCGCAGTGTGGGCATGGTTGGTGGGCTATCTCAGTCATTCTCTTGTCCTCTGTAATTCTGTAGTATGTACTAGCCACTAATTCAAAACGAAGTAAAGGGGGGCTACCTACAATTCTACTACCTCTTTCAGTTTTTCTTTGATCCTGTTGTCAATTTGCAACACTCGTTGTTTGGTGATGTCGTACCTCTCACCTATCTCGGCAAGTGTGGCCTCATCAGTACCATACCGCATCAGGAAGATTTCATAGTCCCGTTCAGAGAGCGTTTGCTTCATGGCCTCTTGAACCTGCTGAACCCAAAGGTATGCCTCTGTCTCACCTTGGTAGACTACCTCATCACCCTCTAGGAGGGCCGTAGAAGCCTCCAGAGCGGTCTTGAGGCTGTCATAGGTACGGGAGGTCATATGCTCAGTCACAGGGGCCTCAGAACCCTTCCTGATAGCCCTAGCATTGACCCTCGTTTCATGAGAGGGGGGTATGTTCACGGGGCCTTGACGAAGTGAGATAAAGTCCCGCATTCGCTTACGGGCCTCCCACTCCAAAGTAGGGGGGTGGGTATTTCCCCTCGCCTCACTTTCTAGGAGGGCTACCATCCCCTCCTGTATCAGGTCATCGGTAAGTTCATACCGCCGGAAGCTAAGAGCTAACTTCCGGCACACGTTCATCTTTTCTTCGGTGTTCATCAGTTGATACGACTTTCTAAGAAACTGTCTACATAATCGCAGAGGTCACTGGCATACATCTGTATGCGTCCTGCTGCATCTGCACTTGGGTGTGTACGGCTCTTACAATCATCGAGCATTGCCATAGCATCGTCAATGATGTCCTTGAGTACATGTTCGATCTCGTCCATAGGGGCTATCCTTTGTATGGGGGGTACTTTTGTACAGGGGGCTAGGTTTAAGAGAGGGGGGTACTTTTGTGGAGAGGGGTCCATTTCTGGATAAGGTGAGGCTTGAATGCCTTCCAGCCATCATCAGTGATAGACCACGCCTTGATAAGGTTAGGGTTCAACTCTGCCTCTGTATCATCCCACTTCTTGAGTGCTGCGACAATACTAGAGTTCAGCGTCATCTTGCGGGTGGTAAGAGTGCCATCCTTCTTGGTGAAGGTGACATCTACGATGCCCTGCTTGAGGTCCATCAGCTTGTTCATAACGTCAATCATCGGGTTTCCTTTCGTTTGGTATGCAACAAGAATAGTCGGAGCGTTTGTCAGTGTCAACCCCCTATTTCCCACGGAGGGGTCAATTTCCCACGGACCCCCTATTTCCCACGGTGGGGTCAATTTCCCACGGAGGGGGTTGAAATTGGATTTAGCTCAAATACCTAAAGTATTCGACTAAAACTTGAGTAAAATTTGATACAAATCCGATGCACGCAAAAAGTGTATAAAATTTGCATCAAATACTTTAGGTTTTGAGTGCATCAGTATTTATCTAAAATACTTTAGGTTCTGAGTGCATCAGTATTTGAGTAAAATACCCAAAGTATTTAGTACAAATTTGATACAGTTTTGAGTGACCCATAATTATACCATAAAACCCCCGGCTCTGTCAACCCATATTTTTGCATAGCTCGCATGACACGAATTTCCTTGACATGCGCTGAGTGCATACCTTAGCTATGCGTCTGGTGCATGTCAAGCAAAAAGTGTTTAGCTAAGTTTATCTCAAATTGTCTGCACTTTTGGTGTGCTGGCATTTGAGCTTCCTACCTTAGATAGAAAATAAAAATGGCGCAGGTTTGGTACCTGACTCTAAGACCTGAAAGCCTTGCCCGGAAAATACCCGTCTTCAAATTATGCTTAACCCTAGCATATCTAAAATTTGATGTATAGCCCCTGAGCCATGATATTATTGCATGGCCATCATGCAGATTTGCATAGCTTACTAGGCGAGTTCAAATTAGAGCTTCCAATCTAAGGTTGTACCGGGCCTGCAACCTGGGCGGGAAAATCCCTGGGCAAATACTACCCAGAGTAGAAATGGCCGTAGAAGCGCCTAGAACGCCCGTACACGGGCTTTAGCCCTTTTCGGGTATGTTACCCCATAGAAAGCGCTGTTCACGTTCGTTCTATGCTTGTTCTCGGCTTGTTCTCTTTTCTGTGCCTATATATAAAGACAGCCTAAGCCATGACTTGAGTGCATGCAAGCCATGCAAAATTAGCTGGTGACAATCTCGGAAAAATCCTGCCTTATGTTCTCACAACAAACGCAAGCCAAAGGGAATAAGGCAATGAATAACGAATTCGTAACGGTTTTTAATCCTCATAAGACAAAAGAATACAAGGCTTTTGTACTTCTGCGCCATTGTGGTAAAGTCTATGTTGAGCATCCGGTTTATGGGGATGAAGAAACAATTCACGTTGTCAATGATGATAAAACCATCTCTTGTACCGGGCATTATGAAATTAGTGATATCATGGACGATATCCGTTACAGCAGATGACCTATGACCCATTGCGACCCTTTTGGGGTCGCTTACATAGGCCGAGCGCCCTTTTGCCTTTTCTCTCCTCCTAGGCAACCTTGGCGTCTCGGTCTGTGCAAGCGACCATCGCTTGGAACAACCAAAACAAGGACTAGAACCGTGAAGAAAATTACCATTGTAAATTCTGCGACCGCTAGCGACCTAGTGGGCATGGGTATTTTGCAGACCACTGAAGCCCGTAAGTCCGTCAAAACTGGCTGGCTAACCGTTGCGCAATGGCTAACACTGCAAGGCTTGAATGCAACCCATGGCGAGCGCATTCTACTAGGGTTAGAATTGAACAAGTTCGCACAACTTAATGGTGTAAAGTTGCCAGAACGTCAACCCGGCTTTCCTTGCGCCTATCCTGTGTCCTTGCTTGCAACTGTAACAAAATTGAGCAAAGTTTAAGCTAATGTTTGAGAAGCATCAACCCGCAATACAAGAATTTTGCCTAAAATCTGACGCAAATGCAGAACGATTGTTCCTGTTGGTGCTTCTCAGTATTCGGCAACCATTTCACCGCATGCAAGAACAATTCAAGTCTGTTGCAACCTATGGGTGGCAAGAGTCTCCGGCATTGTTTGGGTGGAAAAGAGAAGGCTTTCGCTACGTTAAAGAGAATATATCAGAGTTGCGTCAAATCTTAGCTAATACTCCATCAGGTTTTGGCGATGTAGAAGCCTTGCTAAATTTGACTAAAATACCGGGTATTTCTCTGGTCAAGGGGGGATTCTGTCTTCAACTCGGCTCTGGCTCTGTCGGCTGCTTGGATACCCACAACCTGCAACGATTTGGCCTAAACGAGAATGCGTTTAGAATTAGCTCAAATGCTAGTGATAAGCTAAAGAAAGCTAAAGGTTTAGCTTATTTAGAGGCATGCTGGAGGCATGGGGGTTGCGAAGACTTGTGGAATACTTGGTGCGAATATGTATCAAATCGGAACAAATTCTGGGTTGACGCAAACCATGTTTCCGAGTACCATGCCCAAACAATCTTAGGAGATTTTTGATATGCGTTTTGGTGAATTTGTGTTCATGTTAATCACGCTTACGTTGTTCGTTGCTTTCATCAGCTTTTGGTACTATGGGAAGGTATGAGCATGACAGAGCTAAACAAACCGCAGTGGCGGGCTTGGGTGCAAATGCGACAGGGCTATCAGGTTGCATTTTGCGGTACATACTATGAGTGCAAGGACTATGCGCTAGGGCAATCTGCGCATTTCAGGATTGAGAAGGTTAGACCATGACAAACCGAGAACGTAAAGCCTACGACAGGGGCAGCGCTACAAAGTATTACGGGCGTGCGCCTAGGCCCCATATCTGGACTAGCAACGATCCGGCAGCCTTGCGGGTTATCCCGATTGAGGATATGACAGAAAGCGAGATTGCCGCCTATTGGCAAGGCTACAATGATGAAATGGACTCTAAAGACTATGGCCTATAACCCCGCCGAATTGCGCAAGGCTGTGCAAGCACACGCTAAGGCTGTTGACAACCTCAACCAAAACGTCAATCGCCTATTGAGCGAATATGTAGAAGCATATCAACCCAAGCGAGAAGGCAAATCACTTGTCTATGATTTTAGGGATATTCCCGAAGCTATGTTCCCCAAGCAAACCTGATATGCGTTTTTGTTGTTGACAAGCGCTGCTGTTGTGGTATTGTGTATTCAACAAAACAACAGCAGCCAAGGGAAACAAGGCAATGCAAGAGACGGTTTACACAACAAACGACGCAGCAGCAGCAGCAAAGCACGTCAAGCGCTTGAAGGGACCGCTCTTCATCGAGATGGTTATCAGCAGCCAGTTACACGATCCCGAATTGGTTATGGCTGTTAAATCAGAAATGGCATTCATGATTGAGAATACAATCTGGACAAACAAAGAATTCAGGTTTAACAAATGTAAGAATAATTTTAACTATCTACATATCAGTGACGACTACTGATATTAACTTAAACTTTACCTAAATCAGGTCAAGCCCTTGTGATACAAATGTCTCGCAAGGGCTTTGCCTATATGTAGTATCTAAAGTTTGAAGTAAATACTATATGTAGT